CGTTAGTACCATCGACACCATCTACACCATTAGTACCACCTGCTTGACCAGCAAAAGTAGAAGACCATGTAACAGTAGAGGTGGCGGAAGTATTTTGGTCACTATACAATTGGCGAGTTACATATAGGACTTCACTAGCTCCAGGAGTAGGTGGAGTACGGCTCCATCCATTCAACGTAGTCGGATCCGTAAACTGACCAGTAGCCCAGGTGTAAGTGCATGTACCGCTGGGGAATGTAGTCGGCACAGATGAGGCCGCAATATACATATCCAAGATGGCTGTACGAGTGCCATTTACTCCATCAGCCCCTTGAGGACCTTGAGCTGCATACAAGCCCCACCATGTATTGCTGGTAGTTGGAAGATTAGGTGGAGCATTACCTGATGTAGCTGAGGCGTTGATATAGGTCCAGGCAGAACCATCCTTAGTTACCACATCACCATATTGATAGGTTGTAGTACCAAGATATTCACCTAGATATGCATTACGAGTAGCTCCAGTGGCAATGCCAGATAACTTGGTTGCAGCTGTGGAATCCAAATCAGATAAGCTTGTAGGAGTTCCAGTAACTGAACTATATGGAACACCTCCCAAAGCTGACAAGATAGCATTGCCCATAGAATCATATAGGACAATGTTATTACCATCGAATACAAACTCTACACCAGATGCACCTTTTAAGGACCACTTATATGTCGCCCCATTATAGCCCATCCAGAAACCGTTGCCTGAACGATAACCTGATTGACCTCCTTGAATAAATCCAAACTGGTCAAGAGTAATATTGCCTGCAGTAATGGTGCCCATGTTGGCACTCAAGGTTGCAAGGTTTATTACACTGATCTGGCCGGCAGTAATTGAGGCGGCTAGTATATCAGAGCCATCAACCCAAGTAACCCAACCATCCGCAGTGTAACGATAGAGCTTCTCATCAGACAGTAAATAAACCACCTGACCGATGGTCATACCCGATGTAGGTAAGGTGGAGACTACTGGTATATCCGCCACATTGGAAAGTGGAGATACATTATACTCTGAAGATACATTTAACCCGGTTTTACCATATACATCATAGAATGCTGCACGGACATATACTGGAACACCAGGCTGCCAACCAATCAGGTTAGCAGAGTTATTTGGGCCGTCATAAACTTGATTAACACCTGATGGTACGAAATCCTGAGTTGTACTAGCCCACACTACCATGCCAGCATAATCAGTATCTGATGGCATTGGAGCAGATGCCTGGAATCCGCCAGTGATAGAAATGACTGTAAGGGCTGGAGCTGCTGGTGCGGCATTAGATACACTTAATGAGACCCAGTTACCAGATTCTAAGGTGCCAAATTTAGCTTTAACCCGTAAATCAAAGGCTCTAAATGGTATACCCGCACCATCAGCAACTGACTCTGCAAAGTCATAGGTGTACCAGTTATCAGCGACAATAACTTCACGCTTAACTACTCCACCTACCACAACTTGCACTCGATAGCTGTCTGCAGACGATAATGAAGCCCACTCAAAGGACGCAAATTTATCGACAAATGGCTGCTTCAGCTGGAGAAATGTAATGTCTGGCAGGATCGATACTGACGTAACTCCATAAGTAATACTGGCACCTGGAGAGGCTACACCAATACTGTTTACAGTCGAAACTATGAATGTGTAAGAACCAATCGAGGCATTTCTAATTGTGAAGGAGTTACCATACACTGATGGTACCACTTCAAAGTTCTCATTATCACGACGCCAAGCTACACTAGCAAAACGAGTGCCAGAAGCCGCCTCCCAAGAGCAGATTACATCTACACCGCCATTTATATTGAGATATGCGCCTACAGACAGGTTAGTAGGAGGTGGTGATACCTGGTATGGGTTATATTCAGGTGTAGGAGGTAGTGGCTCATTCGAGTCAATAAATCCAAACTTCTCTGGACGATACGCCATACCAACAATGGCAATTTCACCAGTATCATGGTTCTCTTCAGCAGATAAGCAAACCCAGCTTTCAGTCTCCTTATCAGTGGATTCTAGAATCCACATAGCCATCGGAACCGGTGCCACATCTACTGTGGATCCTTCGACTACATACGTGAAGGGGCTTGACACAGTTAATGAAGTCAAGCCTACACCCGTAGAAACTACTGAGCGATTAGCTACAGATCCATCAGGTAATACAACCTTGAGCGTGTGAGCAACGCCTTCAGCGATATCTACTGGAGAGTCTAGTTCCACAGTAGAACTGGTAGCAGAGATAAGTCGGCCACCATTACGAACCTCTGAACGATGTGGATCTGCCACATTGAATACTGCGCCAGGATATATTTTATATGAGTCAAAGGCTGCAGAGAATGCAATACCTTCACTCTCAAATTTCTCAGCAAAGAGGATGGCTTTACCAAATCGACGGGCTTGGCCACGGGATGTACATCCCATTGCCACAACTTCTTTCTGGACTATGCCATACTTTGCAATTGAGTCAGCGTCTTCAACATACTCAATTTTCTGACGATATTTGTCTGCAGGATCATTCCAAGCCACCAGCACGACATTATGCTGAGCCTTAATACTGGCACCAGTATATTCAAACTTGCCCTCAATGACGTTAGCAGGGGTATAGAGAGCTATAGGATCTCGTGGAGCATCTTGGACAAACGCAATACCTCCACCTCCACCATATGTAGCCATATGAGCAATGGATGCCATATTAGCGATAAGTGTGAATGCTTCAGACCGCTCTTGAATATAGATGTTACAAGTGTATCGTGGCTCAGTTCCACCATAGCCATCTGGGACTAGTTGGTCACAGTACTGAGCTATTGAATACAGTGTCCACTTATCGATGAGTGATGGATCGATATACTTACCCAATCCATATCGATCCATGGTAAGTAGATCATATAAAACCCAAGCTGGGTTATTTGAGTAAACTGTCTTGAATGTACCATCCCATAAGCCAGTATAAGCTCTTGTAGCAGGATCATAGTTAGTAGGAACCTTAATCCTAATACCACGACTATGGTACCCACGAACAGGTACATTTGAGAACTGTTCAGAGTTAATCTCAATACCGACCACTGCACTATTGGAATAGCGCATCTTAGTCTCAGAGATAATGGTATATGTGTCTAAGTATGTGCCATTAACTAGTTTGGCACTGCTAGAGTCCGCTGTATTACGAACAACTTTAACATCCCAAGGACCATTTTCACCTGCAGGTAACTGGATGCGATAACTACGCTGATAGCGAGAGGTGGTCTTACCTGAAATGGTGTCAGTTATCTTACTGACAAAGCCGCCTCCATCATTCTGGACCTCAATAGACACGCTGACACTTGTGCCTACGATGTCACCCTCTTCTGTAATGAAAGACAGTCCAGGGAGGCCTACAGTAACTCTAATCGCATCTGCACTAGATGAGTCACGATTTGGAACTTGGAAAATATATGGTGTACCATTCTGAACCTGGACACCAACCTGATGCTCTGACTCAGTCTCACTAAAGCCTGGAATATAGTCCTGCAGAGGGGTACCCGAGGCTGTTACAAGAGTAACGCCATCGAAGTTGTAGGAGCCATTAGCATTCTGGATCGGGACATCATTAAGATAGACGGATTTTAAACCATCCACTAACACTGCATCTAACTCTCCCTCAGAGAGAATTTCTACGATGCGAGCTTTTTGACGAGATTGAAGGCTATCTGGTGACTCAGTAGGCGAATCACCTCCGCCACCTTTACCGCCACCACCTGAGCCATAAACTTGATTCTTCATGCTGTTACATCCTCAACATACATACCTGCAGATACCACTTGAGAACCGTGAATCAGTTCACCATACAGTAATGGTACACAGTTTCCTTGCTGGACAGTATTAACAGCACCATTAAAATTATAGCTTGGACGATTTTCAGGCTTTTCAGTACTCTGAGCTTTAGGTGGAGCAAATAGCAGCTGAGATATTCCGCCTAATATCAGCGAGGTTCCCATAGTGGTCAAACCTGTCATAACCGCTTCATACAGTAAACCTTGACCAAGGAGTGACGTGCCCATTGTGAAGAATGCTGCGGCCAATAGTACGATACCTAATAAGATCTGTCCAACACCATCCTTAGCCCCAGATACCACTGGGACTATATGAAGTACTTCATTATCGCTAAATGGAAAGGCTAAAGTATCTTTAGTGACATTCATCTCCGCAGACCAAATGGTAAAACCATTTTCATCATCTGCTAAAGCCTTTTCCAAACCCTTAAGTTGTGAACACAGGGCCCGAATAGCTTCCACTGGAGATGATACAGCCATCTCAAAACGTTTACCGAACTGCTTCCCTAACCAACCATGTAAGCGAATAACTTTCATTGATTCAGATCCTTATGCCGTACACATAGTAACATGTGTTTACGATAGTATCCACCGTACACATCTCGGCTACTGAGACGGTGATACAGGTGGTGAGCCATCATTCCATCACCTAAATAGACCGCCCCATGATTACCTATGTCACTAGCGATATTCATGATTATGCCATCACCAGGCTTAAGGTTCTTCTCCTCAATGGGGTAGAAACCTTCTAAAGCCATAAAATCAGTGTAGAGATTTAGACCTTTCTCCCAGAACTTATCCTCACGCTCATAGTCCCTAAGAATAAGCCCATATTCTTGCTTGTAGAAATCTTGAATGAATGAGTAACAGTCCAAGACCCCAAAACAATACTCTCGGCCATATAGTGGTGGCACATATCCAGAAGGCTCAAATACTACGAACTCATCTGTGCGAGGGTTGACTATAGTCCACGGTAGACCAGATCTCTCACATGATACCTTATCAGCTTGAGAAGGTGTTGGGCGACTTCTTGGATGAGAGTGGACTATCCCAACAATCTCACCCGCCTCATCAGCTTTTACCCAATCTTCTGCCGGAATAACGAAATCATCCTTTGGATTAGCGGCCGAATTTTTGCAACGTATATATTTACGCTTGCCTTTATGAATAATAACCAATCCACAAATTTCATTGTCCAAGTCCTCCTTAGCATGGGCCAAAGCTTCATCGATGTACGACTCTTTTTCCATCATCCAATTAACCCAACCCCTGGACAGAATGATGCGGGCAATTGAGCATTGCTACCCCACCGTAACTTACATCCTGTCATATGTTTACTGCAACGATCCTCGTCCATGATAAGAGTCGGAGTATCATCGATCTTAGCTACTGGAGGACCAGTATATCCACAATCAGCATCCCTATACTGCCACTGACACGTATCACGAATTACCTGACGTAATGGTAATTTGACTCCAGTTACATCCCAGGCTACAGCTAATTCGAGGGTAATGGCCTCAGGATTCTCACCAGCCTTACGATCTATGAAATATATCTCATTAGGAAAGTGGCTATTCGGATCTGCAGAACTATTTACCCCACTTACAAAGTTAACCGCAT